TGGTAGGTTCTTTAACCAAAATGTTGCTCCAATTAGTTCCGACTATAAAGGACAACAGTATTGGTATATGTATGGTGCTAAGACAACGGATAGATTTAGTTCTGATTTCTTAAATGAAAGAGAGAATTATTTTCATAAACCGCTTGTCAACATCAATCACTTTCTTGATATAAATGACGAACTTAGTTTAAGTTCTGTTGCTTATTGGAGTGGTGGTTCAGGTGGTGGTACTGGAACATATGGTAGTGTCAGTAGACAACCTGCAGTTGAGGGAGAAAGATGGTATTCATCTTCACCTTGGACTTGGGATTGGGATGGAGAAATCGCACAGAACTCTGCTAATGTAGATTCTGCTTTCTCTGATACCGAAAATCGTTCTACTGGTATTCTTCGTAACTCAATTAACCGACAAGATACTTATGGTTTAATATCAAAGTTAAATTATGTTGTTTCAGACGCTCTCGAACTACAGGTTGGTATTGATTGGAGAACTGCTGGTATTGAACACGCTAGAGAAGTTCGTGACTTACTTGGTGGAGACTACTATGTAGACTTTGCTGATAAGAATGCTCCCGATGGAAAAGTTGTTAGATTAGGTGATGAGATTGCTTATCATAATTCTACGACTGTCGATTGGTTTGGTGCTTTCTTACAAGGTAAGTACGATGTAGCTAAGTTTAACTTATATGGTATGGGTGGAATCTCTACTATCGGTTACACTTACAAAGACCATTTCTCTGTAGAAAAGGAACTTGTTGAAGCAGATAATATCACAACCTTTCAAGTTAAAGGTGGTGGTAGGTATAATCTTGACGACAGAATGTCAGCTTTTGCTAACATTGGGTACGTTCAGAAACCACCAATCTTAGATAATGTAATTGCTTATGATGGAACTGTATCACAGGATCCTGATAATGAGAAATTCATATCTAATGAGTTCGGTGGAGAATACAATAGTGATAAAGTTTCTGTTAAGTTGAGTTCTTATAACACTCAATGGAAAGATAGAAACCTCACTAAATCTGTAAACACAGGTCAAGGTGATTCAGGTGACACAGACATTATTTATCTAACTGGTGTAAATCAAAGTCATAAAGGTTGGGAAGTGGAATCACAGATTGCTCTTCACGAAATGGTTGACTTGAATCTAGCTATTAGTAATGGTGTTTGGAAGTTCGATGGAGACGCAAAAGGCGACTACCAAGAGATGGAATACAATGAAGATGGTCAAGTCATAGGACAGACTACTACAGAGTATGAATACGCTCTTGATGGTTTAAAAGTAGGAGATATGCCACAGACATCTTATGTTGGTGGTCTTACAGTTAAACCAATCGAAGGACTTAGAATACAAGGTCTTTACAAATGGTACGACAATCATTATTCTGATTGGAGTCCTGATTCTCGTGAGGTTAGTGGTGATGTTGACAGAGCTCAAGTATGGAAAACTCCATCTTATGGCAAGTTAGACTTACACCTATCTTACAAACTACCAACAGTTGGTGGATTAGATATGACTCTTAGTGGTCATCTCTTTAATGCTCTTGATGATGTTTATGTTCAAGACGCTGTTGACAATAGCCAATACAATGGGTTCGGTGACAAAGTTCACGCTGCTCATAACGCTGAAGTATTTCTTGGAACACCAAGACACTTTAACGTAGGACTATCAGTCAATTTCTAAATGGTAAACTTAGGGGGATTGAAAAATATCCCCCTTTTTTATCAAAAAAAGCTTGACTTGTATCAAGTTTTATGGTTATATTTACACATGATAAATTGGGAAATAATATAGTTGTATCAAAATATATTCTACGATAGAAGATTAAATAAAATGCATATTTGGGATGACAAGTTTGGTCATCAAACTTTTCGTTATAAGAAGTATGCTTATGTAAAAAATAGAGGTGGAACTTACTTATCACTTTATGGTGATAGGTTAAAAAGAATTACGCAATGGGAAAAAGGTCAACAAGATTTATTTGAATCTGATGTTAATCCCGAAATTAGAGTTCTTGTTGATAACTACACAGATTCAGATGAACCATCTAAAAACCACAGAGTGATGATATTTGATATCGAGGTAGAAGTTACAGATGGATTTCCTGATGTGGCAAGGGCAACTAATAAAATAACATCAATTGGATTCAACAATCCTATAACAGATGAATACTACTGCTATGTACTTGACACCACCGATAAATTGGGATTAGGTGAATCTAGAACATCGGTTGATGGTAATGAGACTATAGTATCATATGAAGATGAATACGATTTACTGAATGCTTTTTTTGTTAAGTATATGGAAATTAAACCAACTATCCTAACAGGTTGGAATGTAGAATTTTTTGATGTACCATATCTATATAACAGAGCTTGTCAGATAGTAGGTAAGAACATAGGTAGTTTATTGTCACCAGTAGGAAATGTTCAATGGAGTGATTTTAGTAATAGGTATAAGATAGCTGGTGTTAGTATACTAGACTATCTTCCTTTATATAAGTTATTTACCTTTAGTCAACGTTCATCGTATCGTTTAGATGCTATTGGTGATTTTGAAGTGGGTGAAAAGAAAGTGGCTTACGAGGGTACACTTAATGACTTATATGAAAACGATTTAGATAAGTTTGTTCAGTACAACTTACAAGATGTAAAACTAGTTAAAAAATTAGATGATAAATTAGATTTCATAGAGATTGCACGAGGTATAGCTCATCTTGGTCATTGTCCATATGAGGATGTGTTTATGAGTTCTAGATATCTAGAGGGTGCTATATTAGTTTACTTAAAGAAGAAACAAATTGTTGCACCTAAAAAACCCAAACGACCAAAGGTTTTTAAGAATGACAAATTTGTAGGAGCTTATGTACAAGATCCACAGAAAGGTAAACATAATTGGGTATATGATTTGGACATCACTTCTATGTATCCATCATGTATTATGTCTTTGAATATTTCACCAGAGACAAAGATAGGAAAAATTATTGGATGGAATCCACAAGAGTTTATATCTAAAAATAACAAAAAGACTTACACTATAGAACAAAATAAAAAAGAGATGGGTAGGTTTACCGAAAAAGAGTTAAAAGGATTTCTAGACAGTAAACAAATTGGTGTAGCTTCTAATGGTGTTATGTATCGTTCAGACAAGGATGGATTGCTACCAGCTCTACTACGTAAATGGTTCGATGAACGTGTTGAATATAGAAAGTTATCTAGGAAGTTTCATGAACAAGGAGATAAAGAAAAATCAGATTACTTTGATAGAAGACAATATCTACAGAAGATTATACTCAACTCGTTGTATGGTGTGTTAGGTTTACCTACATTTCGTTTTTATGATTTGGATAATGCAGAAGCTGTTACGTACACAGGTCAAGCTTTGATTAAATTTACTAAAAAGATATCTAATAGTTTTTACAACAAAGAACTTGGTGATACCAAAGACCATTGTATCTACATCGATACTGATTCTGTTTTCTATTCTGCAACACCGATAGTAAAGAAAAGATTTCCTAATCTGAATATCAGAGATGAGGATAAAATGTCTAAGGCTATATTAGAAATAGCTGATGAGGTACAGTTATATCTCAACAACAGTTATGATTACTTTGCTAAAAAGTTTTGTAACATAGATAAACATAGATTTGACATTAAACAAGAGGTTATTGCTAAAAGTGGTTTATTTGTTACCAAGAAAAGATATGGTTTAAAAATTATCAACGACAATGGTAAAAAAGTAAACAAGATGATGGTTAAAGGTTTAGATACTGTTAGGTCTAGTTTTCCAACTGCAATGAGAGATATGTTAAGTAAGGTTCTAGAGGACATTTTAATGGATGTTCCTAAAGAAAAATTAGATAAGTTTATCATTAACTTCAAAAACAGTATGAGACTTATGGAAGTTGACAAAATAGCAATACCAACTGGTGTAAAGAACATAAAAAAATACATTGACAAAGATAGAAAAATGTTTACGGAATATAAAAAAGGAACACCAGTTCATGTTAAGTCTGCTATAGCTTACAATGATTTACTTATACACTACAATCAAGATAAAAGGTATGAAAAAATATCTAATGGTAGTAAAGTAAAGTGGGTGTATTTGAAAACTAATAGTCTAGGACTTAACACAGTTGCTTATAAAGGATATGAGGATCCACCAGAAATTATGAAGTTTATTAGGGATAATATAAATCCAAGTAAACTTTACAAACAAGCTTTACAGAAAAAAATAATGATGTTTTATGAGGCACTTGGTTGGGATGAACCAACAGACGCTACTAAAACAATAGAAAGATTTTTTTGATTTTGAGAAAACAGACTACTATATATATGTATATATGGTTTTAATTAGGAGAAGTTACAATGAACAAACAACGATTAGCTCGTTTCATAAGTAAATATTATTTGAATGGTACAGTAAATTCAATAGTATTAAATAGTAAATCAGATAAACTATCAGCCAGATTCATATCAGGTGATAAAACATTACTAGGTGAACTTAGTATGGATAAATCACAGATTGAAGAATGTGAAGTTGGTGTTTACAATACAGAACAATTATCTAAATTGTTAGGTGTATTAGATGACGATATTAATATATCAGTTGTCAAGTCAGGAGATAAGTCAATAGCACTAAAAGTGTCAGATGCACATTCATCAGTAAACTATATGTTGAGTGATGTTTCAGTTATAAACAAACCACCTCAACTAAAAGAAATACCTGAGTTTCAATTAAAGATTGATGTTACACCAAACTTTATTAGTAAGTTTATTTCAGGTAAGGGTGCTTTATCCGAAACAGACAACTTCACAGTTATTACAGATGACAATGGAACAAAACTTGTTATTGGATATTCTACAGTAAATACAAATAGAGTTACAATTCCAGTTACCACTTCAGAATCTGTTAACATTGAAAATGTATCTTTTAACGCTAATATATTCAAAGAAGTATTGTCTGCAAATAAAGAATGTGAAAGTGCTACATTTGAAGTTAGTGATCAAGGACTATCTCGTATAACTTTCAAGATTGATGATTACATCTCTACTTACTATCTAGTTTCAGTACAAGATGTAGATTAATGTATCTTCAATATTTTGACAAATTCTTAGGTATGACTCCATATCTTTCTATTGATGAGAAAGAGTGGAGTTATATTAAAGATACATTTGAAAAACAAGATGTAAAGGAAAGTTTAGCAAAGGTAGCTATGACGTATGAGATTCCCTATGCAGAAATCTCTAAGAAAGATGCACATCGTCACTATCTGAAGTTAAAAGGTATGAAACATACTGATATTTTAGTTGATGGTGAGTGGTTTGCACGTGAGGGAACTGAATACACTTACAATCTAAACTTTGAAGGTAAACAACAACATTTCAGAAGACTGAACGCTGGTAATAATTCTAGTAATTACTTCCAACAAAAAAACAGATGGTCAGTAGATGGTTCAGTTTCACCAGGTCCTCAACGAACTTGGGAAAATGAAAAGTTCATGACATCGTTAATGGGTTCAGCATACTCATTGAAAATGCCAAAGATAAATCGTAATGTACTTAGGACAATGATTGGTTTAAGAAAGTATATATGTGCTCAGTTCAAACCAAATGTTGCAAAAGTATTGTATGATAAATTGGGTAGTAAAAATATATTAGACTTTAGTGCTGGATGGGGAGATAGATTAGCTGGATTTTATGCAAGTGAAACATCAGAGTATTATGTTGGTATCGATCCTCGTAAAGAGAATCATCCAATATATAATGAACAATCAGAGTTCTATGATACACATAGGTCAATGTTTGAACCCAAGAAAAAAGTAGAATTTATTTGTAGTCCAGCTGAAGAAGTTGACTTTACAAAATATAAAGACACTTTTGATACTGTATTTACATCACCACCCTACTTTAATGTTGAACGGTATAGTTATGATGATACTCAAAGTTGGGTAAAGTATAAAGAGATTAATGAATGGAATGAACAATTCTTACAGAGAACTTTGAAAAATTTATGGTGTTCTGTAAAAAGTGGTGGATACTTATTAGTAAACATATCAGATGTTTATACTAATTCTAAGTGGAGCACTGATAGAGGTTGGTTAGAGATTTGCAATCCAATGAATAATTTCTTATCAACATTTACTGATTCAGAATATCAAGGTTGTATTGGAATGGAACTGGCAAAAAGACCAAATAGTGGCGGAGCTGGTACAGCCAAATCAGAAGATTATACAGAAGAAGCTTTAAAGAAAGCAGAAGAAACTAAAGATAAAACATTTTGTGAACCAATTTGGATATGGAGAAAAATTTGAGTAATACATTATGGGTAGAAAAGTATCGGCCAGATAACCTAGACACTTACATTGGGAATGACCACCTTAAAAGTAAAGTGTCTGCTTACCTTGAGAGTGGAGACTTACCACACCTTTTATTATTTGGGAAAGCCGGTACAGGTAAAACCACTCTCGCTAAAATACTAGTCAAGAACATAGAATGTGATTATCTATACATCAATGCTTCTGATGAAAACAATGTAGAAACTGTTAGGACAAAGGTTAAAAACTTTGCCTCCACAATGGGTTTCAAAGATTACAAGATTATAATCTTGGACGAGTGTGATTACATCACACCCAATGCACAAGCGGCTCTTCGTAACCTTATGGAGACTTTCTCTAAACATTGTAGATTCATTCTAACTTGTAACTTCGTGGAGAGAATCATTGACCCGATACAATCACGGTGTCAATCTTTTCAGATAGTACCACCATCAAAGAAGGAAGTGGCTATACATATACATGACATATTATTAAAAGAGAACGTTATGTCTGATATGAAAGATTTGAAGGTTCTGATAAATAGTGGTTATCCTGATATTCGTAGAGTTATCAATGCATCTCAAAGAAATGTAGTTAAGGGTAAACTAAAATTAGATACCACAAGTATTATACAGAACGATTATAAATTAAAGTTGTTAAAGATTTTAAAAACACAAAACAAAAAGAATGCATTTAAAGACATAAGACAACTTCTACTAGATAATAAGATTACAGACTTTGCTGACTTATTTAGATTGTTGTATGATGAGGTAGATGGTTGGGGTAAAGGTCATGTAGCAGAATGTATTTTAATTATAGCAAGATATGAATTGTCAGATGGTCAAGTACCAGATAAAGAAATAAATGCTATGGCAATGTTAATAGAATTACTAGGGGTAATAAAATGAGTACAAAACCAATGAAACCGATAAAACCACCACAGAAAAAGTTACATATTGAAGATACTGAATCTCTAACTTGTGATGATTGTGGTAATTATTCTTTTATAAAGTCTTACTTTATAAGACGAGTATCTGCTTTAATGTCACCATCAGGTCAAGAAGCTCTAATACCAATTGAAGTATTCAGTTGTGGTAATTGTGGTAAAGTGCCAGACAAAATGATGCCAAAAGGTAATGAGTAAAGATACTGGTGCTGGTAAGGGTGATAAATTACGGAGAGGTATAACTCAAGATGAGTGGGAAAAGAAGTGGGAAAAAATCTTTGGTAAAAAAGAAAAGTCTGTTCGACCACATAAATCAGATAACAACAGTTCAAAATCCTAATTATTGGGATGAGATATCTGATGAAGATAAAAAATCTTGGTCAAATTATATGGTAAATAGATTTCTATCTATGAAGCCAGAGTGGATTGAACTAGTAAATGAATTACAAAAGTATAACTTAAAACCAAAAGAGTTGTATAAGTTATACACTAATGTTTTACCAAAAGGTAAACGTTGGTTAAAATACACAAAAGGGAGAAATAGTATGGACTATCCAGAATGGTTAATTAATATCATGAGAAACAATGACGAATCTAGTAGAAAAGAAGCTATAGATGCTATAGATATGCTAATGCTTACAGAGGGTGGAATGATGGAACTAGGTGAATTAGGTAGAAAATGGGGAATAGAAGAACGTAAGATAAAAGCTGCAGGACTCAACGTTGTCGGTAGTATTAATTCAGGAAATTTATAAAAAAAGTACTTGACTTGTATACACTTTTCTGTGTATATTTAGATATAAATTGGAGAGAAATATGAAGGTTATAAAAGATACCAAAAACCTTAATTCAGAAAAAGTTTCTGATGTAATAACTAAAATGGAAAAAGAGTGGCCTGAAATGAC